TTGGGACCCGCCAAAGATCATAAATAGGGAGCACTATTGCGAAGTGCGGACATGCTATAACCAAAATTCGGATGAGTACCCGATGCACTGTGTAGGATGGGTAGGATTCGTAGGTAGCTACAACGGAAGGTTTTTTGACGGGGGGTATTCAGGTCATTCAGTTATGGGCGCGCACGGAGGAGTTGTAGATTATATAGGCAGAGCAATCCGTAACATATTAGCACAAGTCCCGTTAATAGAAGGGGTTCAATTCACTAATCACAGTTATGCAGATATGATTATTCCTCCTAATTCCGTTATATATTGCGACCCTCCGTATGCGGGTGTGAAAAAATACGCGTACTCGGTAGACCACGAAAATTTTTGGGCTTGGTGTAGGGAGAAAGTGGCTGAGGGGCATAATGTGTTTGTTTCTGAATACAACGCCCCGGACGATTTCGTTTGTGTATGGGAACGAAAGTTGAGAGTCTGTGTTAATCCGAGTATTGATAAACAAGCGATAGAAAAATTATTTATTCATAAATCACAATTATAGAGTATGAATGTATTAAGTTTATTTGATGGCTTATCATGCGGGCAGATAGCCCTGACTAATCTGGGATGCTTCCCGGATAAGTACTACGCTTCCGAGGTGGACAAGTTCGCTATACAGCAGACGCACCACGTGTTTCCCGACACGATACATATAGGTGACGTTACAAAGGTGGACGTGTCGAAGCTGGATAAGATCGACTTGATTATAGGCGGAAGCCCTTGCCAATCGTTTTCCTTCGCGGGGAAACAAGCGGGGATGGCTACGACAGAAAACATAGAGGTAACGGGCCTGGATCAATATCTCGATCTTAAAATAATGGGGTTCGAGTTTACCGGACAGTCTTACCTGTTTTGGGAATACATGCGGATACTGACGGAAGTACGGAAGTATAACCCCAGCGTTAAGTTCCTGTTAGAAAACGTTGTTATGTCGAAGAGATGGGAAGCGGTACTAACTAACGCGATCGGAGTTGAACCCGTAATGATTAACAGCAACTTATTATCAGCGCAGAACCGGAAGCGGTTGTACTGGACGAACATTGCACAGATCACGCAGCCGGAAGACGAGGGCATATTTATCCGCGATATTCTCGAGGGCGACGTAGACGGTATAATAGTGGCTAGCCGGGGGCGTTTAGACGCTGACGGGGTGACTAGGCAACACATAGAGCCGAGAACGGATGGAAAGTCTAATTGCCTTACAACGGTGCAAAAGGATAACCTGTTACAGACCAGGGCAGGATTACGACAGTTAACGCCTACGGAGTGCGCGCGCTTGCAGACCGTACCGAGTTGGTACGAGTGGGCAGTGTCGGACACGCAGATATACCGCATGTGCGGGAACGGTTGGACGGTTAGAGTTATTGAACATATATTAAAAAATTTATTCGTATGAAAAAGTTAATTGACTGGTGGAAAGCGTCTAATCGCTGGAAGCATTTCTTATTCGCGATCCCGCTTGGCGCGGTGTGTGGCGCTCCGTTCACAATGGGCGTAGGGCTAGGGATGGAAGTGAAGGACCATTTGTACGGCGGGAAGGCTGATTTCGTAGATTTCCTTCTAACCGCGGTTGGAGGTGTGATCGGGCACGGCGTTATGCTGACGGCAGGTTTGGACTATATGATAGGGTATTTAATCAATTTAATATTTTAAGTTATGGAATTTCTTAGAATTTGTATTTGGACGGCGGCGATCGGTTTTGTATGTATGATGGCGTTCCTATTATTTTGGAAAAGCGATAAAGGCGCGGCGGATATATTTCAAGTGCTTTTCGTATCGTTTTATGTAGTTTCGGTTTTAGCGGGTGTATTACATTTAATATTTTAAGTTATGGAAAGTATGGAACATTTATTCAGAGAACAAGAGATGAAGGAACAAGAAGTAGCGGGCATCAGAACCGGACGTTTCAAGACGGCGCTGGACCGTGCGGAGAAGGCGCAGTATAACATGCGTGTCAAGATCGATAAGGCGGAAGCCGAGCGCGTGATGGTTTACGCCGAGCGCGTACCACGTAGCGCCAAAGAGATTACAACCATTACGATATACAGGAAGAGCGAGCCGCAACGCCGGGTGGACCTGTCAAGGGTCGAGGCGTTGCGCTTGATTGGTGAACTAAAGGAGGCATTGAAGCTATGATGAAGGAATTTATGAAATGGCTGGGACAAATGGTCCTGGCAATCGCGGCGGGGATCGCGCTTGGTTGTATTTTAGTATGTATCTTAAATAATTTATAGTATGCCGACACCATATATTAAGAAGAAACAAAGAAGAGTTTTAGTTATCGAAGAGATGGCGCAGTTATATAATCTTCACGCGTTTTTCGTCTTCAACTGGCTTGAAGCTAATAATGTGAAGTATGTCAAAGTGAAGGGCAAACCGTTCCACCTGGTTAACGCGTCGTTGTTCTGTGAAGCCCTTAGGGATATAATATTCGCGGCTAGCAGGGTACGGGACGACAGGAACACGAGAACCGACCCGGAACGCATACCGACAGTAGAGAATATGCTATACCGTGATAAGGACAAGAAGCGCGTAGGGCCCTACGAGAATGACGATATAGAACGCCCGATCTACCCGAGTAAAGATACGGAGCTAAACCGTAGCGGGATAGAAGTTTCAATGCTGTACCGGGTGAATATGTACTGTGATGGAAGTAGATCGCTTGACGTTTTAGACCGGCGTACGCTGACATGGAAAACGATTGAGAGGGCCGAAAAGTGGAAATGTAAAGATATTTTAGACGACTGGAAGGTTCTGTATAACTTGGATTGTTAAACGGATTTAACTAAAAAGCGTGTTTTCGTGTAAAAACGTTAACACGACTTTTAGTTAAAAAATTTAACGCACTTCGCAAAAAACTTTGTGAGAGAAAACTTTTTAGAGAGAAAGCTTGATTTTAACGGTATTTTAACTAAAAAGCGTGTTTTTGACAAAAAAGTAGTGAAAACCTCTTTTACCTTACCATTTCAGGTTTTACACCTGACCAGCCCCACAGGACGCAGAACGCATTTTTCAAGTTTTTGATGTAATTGGTTAAAATTTGTATCTTTCTCACTTAACTTGCTTATTTATAGCACTTTATATTGTAATATAGTATATATGTAATAGATATAAAGATATATACTAGTGGAATACATATTAATAAGTAATATATATATTAACTATATTATACTATTGTTATTGAAGGTTAATGAAATTATAGAAATATTTAAATATAATATATAGGGGAAACCCATTTTTATCATTTCATCATTACCACTCGGGCTGAAACGCCCTGTTCATCGGGTTTTCGGAGTGTAATGATGGTTTTGGTAGGTGTAAAGACGGCGATTTGGGCGGAAAAAGCGTAATTTTGTAGAGTTGTAAATAAAAATTATATGGCTATAAAGAAGAAAGAAATAATAGAAACGAAGGAGGCGGTACAGCTGCCAAAGCCCGAGAAGGTTAGACCGGATTACGCGCACTTCCATTTGGCTCCCACATACGCGACTACCAAGTATTTGGCGGATTCGTTCAATTACTCCAAGTGCTACCAGCTTGCTACGGCGCATTACGGTATGACGCCTATCTGGCAAGAACCCAAGGAACTGTGGGAGGCATACGCGATTTACTCGGCGTGGTGCGAGGCTACGCCGGTTATAACGCAAGAGGCGGTAAAGTCCGGCAACATGGCTGGAACGCTCTATGAAGTGCCAAAGAAGCACCTTCAATCGGAGAATGAGTTCTGCATGTTCCTGGGCGCTAGCGTCAACTATTTGCGCACCCGCCGCGCCACCTACGCCGAGAACCTCAAGGAGTTCGATCTGACGGTATGCGCGGACTTTATCGAAGTGATCGACAGGATACGCGAAGCGATCGCGCAGGACCTCGATCAGGGCGCGACGGTGGGACAGTTCGACGCCAACTACGTTCGTGCCCTACGCGGCATTAAAACGCAGATGGACTACACTTCTAACGGCGAAGCCATCAAGGGCGGCTTGACGGTCAACGTAACCGATCCGAAAGTGCGTGCGAAGGTTAGCTCGATTAAGAACTTTAAAAAGGATCACAAGGAGGAGGAGAAATAATGAATTGCACCTACGTATTCAATAAGATGATAGGACCGTTTTGCGACCCCTATATAAGAGGTATAGCGAGCAAGGGGGGTACACGTTCCTCTAAGACGTGGAGTGTGTTACAGCTCCTCTATTTGGTCGCTAACGAAAGCACCGAACCTCTTATGATCTCGTGTGTTACCGACACGCTCCCAGCGGTCAAGCGCGGTATGTTCCGTGACTTCCAGAACATGCTGCTGGACGAAGGGGTGTGGGACGACAACGCGCTTAACAAGTCCGATCTGATCTACACGGTGAAGCCGGGGGTCTGCATCGAGTTCTTCGGGTGTGACAACGCGTCAAAGGTTCATGGCCCGGCGCGTGACATCCTTTTTATCAACGAGGCGCAGCGTGTGCCCCGCGAGATATTCAGGCAGTTGGACGTACGTACTACGATTAAGGTTATCATTGACTTTAACCCGGTGCGGCGCTTCTGGGGCGAGACGGACTTCACAGGCGACAAGTACGTAACGATCCACTCGACATACAAGGACAACCCGTACTTGTCCAGGCAGCAGGTAGAAGCCATAGAGCGGAACGCCAAGGACGCTAATTGGTGGCGCGTCTACGGTGAAGGGCTGACTGGCGGGCTGGAAGGGCTCGTATATCCCCAAATTGAGACGATCGACAATCTCCCGGAGGATTTAACGGGTGAGGACGTTAAGTTCGTCACAGGGCTTGATTTCGGCTTTCAGAACGACCCGACCGCTATTGTCAAAATATACATGCGAGGGATGAACCTGTATATAGACGAAGTATGCTACGAGACGAAGATGTTAAACCGCACGATCGCCGAGCGTCTTAAGGCGGAAAGGCTGGACCGCACGATTACGGTATGCGACAACGCGGAGCAGAAGTCTATCATAGAGCTACGCGGGCTAGGATGTAACACGATCCCCTGCATCAAAGGGAAAGGATCAATCAGGGCGGGAATCCAGCAGGTTAAGCAGTTCAACCTGTTCGTAACGAAACGGAGCACTAACGTACTGGACGAGGCGGACAATTATACCTACGTCAAGGACAACCTGACCGACACGTACACCAACGAGCCGGTAGACGCATACAACCACGCATTGGACGCAGTACGTTATGGCGTTGACTATCTTATACGTAAATACCGCCCGAGATACGCAAATAATGATTAGATTTGCAGCATGAGAGTAGACGACCGAGTACGCATTAAATACGATTATGCCGGGAACACCGGGACGGTTACGGAGACCGACGTGTTAGGCGTGGTCGTACAGTGGGACGGATCGGGCGTTGAAGAGTGGTATTATTACGAAGAACTAGAACTGATTGAATATGAGTAAAACAGCGTTTTATGGCGTGGAGTGGTTGATACTGCAAGAGCAAACCAACTGGCGGGGAAAGATTAAAAACGTATTCCGTCGCTTATGGTGGAAAATTTGTGGGTATTACAACCGCAAACAATTAGAATATATTTGTAACTTGCATCCGAATTACAAGGGCGGCCTAACTTCTGACCAAGCAGCGACATTAAACGCGGTGGCAGGGTACGCTAAGGCCGACCCTTTTATTGTAAAAAACGGCAAGCTGGTATACCGTATACCCCGTATCGAGGACGTAACACTATGGCAGGTTATCGAGGCTAGGAGAAGTGAGACGGCAACGGAGAAAGTAACGAAGTGGTGCACGCCTGTCGAGCACAAGCCCGCGGAGTATGCGCCGGATAACGTCTACCATTTGCTTTGTGCGACGAAGTACATAAAAGAACAGATCGAGACGGCGGACGGACTGGAGAAACGCTTGTTCCCTTTCGACGCAGGGAGCACGCCGGAAGACGATCCGATCAAAGAAGCGAAGAACGTGCTGACACTCGTACAGGCTACGGCGGAATTGTTCGCTTGTTCGTTCGAGGACGCAAAGCGGATCAACTATCTGGACGCGATGCTGGCGCTTTCGAAGCGGCACGAGGAGAACGAGAAACAAAAGGCAGAGATGAAGAAACATTATAAATCATAACGTTATGGGTTTAAAAAAGTATGAGATTATTACAGTGGGGAGCGACAGGAGAGTACGCGCCCTTCGTTCGTGGGCGGTAGGCGGCCGTTACGTCAATATTGGCGACGTGGGCGGTATCGTGTACGACGAGAAAACATTATCACAGGACGGCGCTTGCTGGCTGTTTAGGGGCAACTTTGGCTTTCCCGGTGCACGCATCGGCGGGGATTCGATCGTGGACGTAGGCGAAGCGGCACTAAGCACCGCGGGTGCGCCTAACGTAGATATTCTAGGGTCCAGCGTTGTAGTCGGTAGCAAATTACAGTTCGCATCGAGACAGACAACGGCGGACGCCGTAGTACTGACGGCGGATGACTTCGAACAAGGCGGCTTTAATTATGCCGCGGGCGTCAACTGGGAAACTATTAAGGCTACCAGCGATAGTTACATACGATCTAAAGCCCTTATGTTTTCGGGCGGCGTTCCTGTAACGGTGAAATGTGCCGTAGAGGGGTACGCGGTGACATGGTACACAACGGACGCGGACGGAATTACGACAGGCGCGGCATCGTCACAGATTGTAACGGGTGCGGGTGTTTCGTTTACAGTACCCGCAGGGCAATACTTCTTTATCCGCCTGCGAAAGGAACCGACGGGTGCGATAGTCCCGGCAGACGCGGCAGCCGCGGCTGTTACCTTTACGGGTACCTATGAAACTAAACTTTCCATCATTGATTCACGTGTGGAGATCAACCCGGCGACTAGCACGGGAATACTCACATTAAGTCCCGGCGGGACTTATACAATGGCACCCGGCGTGAAGTACCCCGACAGCGTTATACAGAATTCGAAGGTATCTATGACGGTGCATGCTACAACTAACAGAACCATCACATTAATGGCTGAATTTATAAACACTAACGCCGTTATAGACGCGTCGGTAGAAACGGCACCCGCTATCCCCGGCATATACCGCGGCGTTAAGAACCTGGCATTTTCGGGGAGCGTTACAGGGGATGCAAGCGTTAGCAGTCGTGGAGTTATCCAAGCCACGGACTGCGATAACTTCGCCGTATCGTCTACGATCTTTCCGGGAATGGTGGCAGCGCAAGCGGCTAACATGCCTTTCATCTTCCAAGGTTGTAATGTCCCGAACGGCTTGTTCTACCACCACGCACAGATTAAGAACATTTATACGGATGTGGACTTTTCCACTACTGTGGATAGCCTTGGAAAGCGTCTCGGACCGACAACACAGGTTGTTTTAGTTAGTTCAGAGGTTGAAGGAATGTACCGCGTGTACCGCATGGACACTAAACTTTGGGGGGCGCTGGTTGAGAGCTACGATAGTGTTTCAAATCTCCGATTTGCCGCGGATTCCCCAGACCCGTCGTATAATACAACCATCTACAAGGATGCCTATATAAACGGCTGGTTCGACATAGCAGGTACGAACGTGTTCGGTAACAAAGCACGTAGCCATCCACTGGCACAGGTTCTGGACGTCGCGCCTAGGGCGGTTCAAGGGGCGTTTAACGCTACGACAATCGGCGAAACAGTTACGGGAGTAGTGGCAAATGCAAACCGTGCGTGCGTGCCGCTTCCGTTCCGTGTTAATGGCTCTGTGGGTTTCCGCCTAATTTGCCCAGCAGGGATCGAATGTGTGAGGTATTTCACAGACGTTAACGGGAAAATTATGTCAACAGGCGGAGGGTATGCCACAGGGGTAATAGAACCCCTACCGGCGCAGCTAAAAGACATCTATGTATATTTGTTGTTTAGAAAATCAGGCGATGGCCTGATCACACCCGAAGACCTTGCAGGCGTAACCATAACGGTGTACAACGGTTGTAAGATCGTGAACACAGGCGCAACGGCGGTTAACATGAAAGGTAGTATCCGCGTAGAGGATAACGCTATACTCGTCAATGCTGGCGTAGTTGGAACTGGCTATTTCGGTGATAATTCCGTAGTGTACTATAATCCCGCGGTATGGGCGGCCCTTGATGCTACCGGAACGGTGCACATGAAGGACAACGCGGTATTCGCGCCAATAGCATTAACCGGGGCGTGTGCACTTGTTCACATGGAGGGCAACGCAAAGTTTATCGGGTCATCGACTGTACCAATTACGAGCCTTTCGTTCATCATGGGGAACAATGCCGTTATAGAAGGAAAAGCTAATACACGTTCGGGTGTGGTTATGTACGGTAACTCAAAAGTTACGGCAACCGGGCAGATAACATCGGCTTGCCGCGGCGTGCTCACAATGAAGGACAACGCCAGTATCGAGGCAGACACAACCGTTATCGGGGCTATTACGCTAGCGGGTAATTACAAGGGTAACGTAATAAAAACGTGGATAGGCAAACGGACCATTACAGATGTAAACGAGCCGGAATATGATAATAACGTAAAATCAAAATATGACCTTTAAAGGGATACTAGACCAGGTTGGAACATGGGGGGCGCAACACGCGCTTCCCGTATTCTTCGGAGATGAAGCCACACGTAATCGGCTGGCAAACGATATAACGGGTGATTTTATCTTTGTTGACGTTCCGGGCGGTAGGCAGGACTATAACGACTACGCCGCCGAGGAGTTCTCAATCACCGTGCTTATCCAGGTACTGGGGACTTCGCACTACGAAACTGACAGCTCGTCCGAGATCGACGTACTGGATAGGACGTTCACCGTTATAACTGACATAGCAAAGAAGGCGGTTTGCCTGTACGTGTCGGAAGGCGCGGCGGTAATCAAGCGCCAAAACATTTACGACAGTCCCAAATCGGGCTGGGAGATAACACTAAATCTATCTGAATAATGGCACGTAACGCGATACTGGAAATAGAGGTGCTGCTAACCAAGCTACGGGACGACATAGAAGCGTCTTACAAGGCTAAAGGGCTGATGGCTTCCGGTAACTTCGCCAAGGAGTTAAAGTTGGTTGTAGGCGGCAACAATGCTAAGATAACCGCGCCGCGTTATGTAGGCGCTATGGAAGGCGGACGCGCTGTGGGCAAACGCCCGCCGTTGTGGATCATCCGTAAATGGATCGAGGACAAGAACAAGCAGGGAGCGAACATACCGTTAAGCGCGGCATATCCGATCGCGAAACTAATCGGTGAAGAAGGGATCAAAGTGCCCAACAGCCACAACCCTGGCGGCGTGGTGTCGGACGTTCTCAACCCTGCAAGGGTGCTTAAGTTGCAAAACGAGATAGTAACCATAATCAGATACGCTATTATTGACACTTTAAATATTAAATAATGAACATATATATACCGATAGCAGATGTAACACTAACCGACGGTCAAACATACGACGGACAGTTACCCGTGTGGGCTACCCGCCCGCTAATGGCGAAGGTGACAACGGGGTTAAACGAGCCTGTTAATATTACTGTGAGGAACAGCGGATCGGCGGTTAAAACAGTAACTTTGCCATATAAGCAGTACGGGACAAACATAGACCTATCCTTTGCCGCTCCTTTGCTTAAGCGCGCAGACCGTAACAAGTCGCAGGGTACGCCGTGGTTTATGCAACAGGAGTTATTGTTCTGGGTATCCGACCCGACCGACTATATAACTATTCCCGTATTCCATTGTGATCTCACATACTGGGATACGCTAGGCGTTGATGGCGCGCTTCCCCAACCGCCAAAACCGCGTATACCGGGGCAGACGTTAGACATATTTTTCCCATACGTTATACACCCGTCTGATGCGCTTTCCGTTGAGGTTGAACCCGTGTCGGGTGCGCCTAGTTCGGCGATCTTCCCCACTACCTACGTGCTGGGAAATACTATCGATATAACATACATTAAGAAGTTGACGATTAAGAACGTTTGGGGGTCGGGGCTGGATCAAGTGATTAACTACGAAGACCGCCTAATGTCAGACGTTGTTTATGATACGGGGCTTCAATGCGCTTTGCGCGCTAGATGGAACATGCGCAACGGGCAATGGTTCTGGGCGGCGTTCAAGGACTACTTCTGGTCTAACAAGTTCACACCGATCCGAGGACGCGGAGGCGTGACGGAACAAGCGGAGATCACTATAAACCTAGAGTACGGCGAGGAATACTATAATGTGTATCAGGAGTTGTTGGTATCGTCTAATGTCGTGTTCGAGTTGAACATACCAGGTATAAACCAATACCAGTCTAAACGGTTCAAGGCGGAAGTTTCAGGCGACACGGGTGCGCGCTGGTCCAACAGTACCAAGACGTACAGGCAGCAAGTAAGGTTCAAGACAACGGAACTACAAGATAATTACGTGTTCCCGTTAGCGCCGGACAACCCGCCTACGCCGTCTATCGTGTTTAGCGCGCAGCGCAACCCGTGGACGGTCGGTCCGGCGTATACGGAAGGACTTACTAACAGCATATACAGTAACGCGGCATGGGAGGTGCAGAGTACGCCTTCGTGGATGTCAGTGGATAGTCCCACAGGGAACGCGGGTTCGTCTAATCTCACCGCAACGGTATCCGCCAACGCAGGCGGGGCGAGATCGGGTAATATCGTATTGAAAAGCAAGGCGGGGTCTACTACGTACAATATAGCCGTTACACAAGCCGGGATTTCGGGCAATATATCTACTAGCCCTAGTACGTTTAACGTAGACTATCTAACGCATCCGGTAACCGTGGACGTTACATCGGTTGGCGCGTGGTCTGTGTCGCAGCGTGATACGTGGATCACACCGAGCGTATCAGAAGGGGCACCCGGCGAAACAACTGTAACGTTAACGATCGCGGACAATGCTTCGGGTAATGGTGCGCGTACCGGAACAATAACGTTCTATAATGACCAAACCGAGGAGATAGCGGTAGTTACCGTTAATCAGGATGGCACACCCACTTCAATCGGTTTATTCCCGTTCCGTATTTCGGGCGGCAAGGCTGGGGGAGAAGTGAGATCCGTTGCGTATCAATCGGTCGATAGCTGGACCCTAGTAGACGCGCCTAGCTGGGTGGCTGTTTCACCTACATCGGGCACAGCCGGATCGGGCATAATAAAAGTAACGTTCAATACAGCGAACCCGGGAGTGGCGCGGACAGGACAGTTAAGAATCGAGAATACAGTTACTAGCGAGAACGCAGTTTGTTTAATCACACAGGAGGGATAAGATGAAAATAGTATCATTAAGAGTTAACGGTTACGACATAGACGGTTTAGATAATGCGACGGTCAAGATCACATTAAACAACATTTCCCCGGTTACTATGACCGGGGATAGCGTAGCGTTTAGCGCGTCGATAAAAGTGCCGAGAACGCCCGACAATGACCGGACGTTCATAGGGCTAAACAAAGGTTTGCTTAACTGTGAGTATTACGTAGCCGAGGTTTTGATAGCGTCCATACCTTTCAAGTATTACGCTTATGTGTCCGACGAGCCTACGCAGTTTTACGCGAAGGTGTCGGCGACTGAAACAGAGTACACTATAAACTTGATAGAGAGCACGGACAAGTGGTCTGACGTAAGTTTACCCATATCCGCGCCGCCTGTTTACCGTGCGGTACAAGGTGGAGAGGTACCAGTCAGCGCGGCCAACCTTTCCGAGCTAGTAAGACGGTACGTAGATTTTCCACAAATCACGTTCCCGGCGATACACCCGGAGACGAACAACGGAGTACCCGTGCCAGATGCTTCAACGCAACATGCCTCAATCATAGTGAAACGGCGCGATCTCACATGGCAAGGTGACGTAGCAACAGGATCGACAAAGCTAGTACCGCAGAACTACACTAAGGGACGCGGCGGCTACATCTACCCCCAAAAAGCTACTATTGTGATGGATAACGCTAATATCTACGCAAACGCTAGTTTCTTCGGGGCTAGATCAGGCGGCTCACCCGCGGGCATACTCATCGCATCCGGGGAGGGTCAAGCGTTCTACTTGATCGTAGAATACACCGGCACAACTGTCCCGAGCACTAAACCCGGCACGATCCAATTGCAGGGAAACCTATCGGGTATCGGGCGCTCTGTTTCATTCTACGGGACGTTGACGGATCGCATTTGGATTTACCGCTCGGTTATCAATCAACAAATGACAGTGTACCCCAAACAGGATTCGCACATACAGTTAGTCGCTTCTATCGGAGGAGTGACCCGTAACGACTACTTTAAATTCCCTGACGGTTACGCGCCGGAAGAAGTTATTACGTGCGGAGAGGGTAAAATAGTCTATGATGCGGCGATTGCGCCCGCGTCTCAAACTGCTTACGCTCAACCCGCAGATTTTCCGTATACGGACGTTAAAAAGTTAGTTGATGATATGTGCACGGCATGGCACTGGCGGAAGATTTACCGCGACGGTACGTTACGTGTCGAGCCGATAGTAGACGCGGACCTACGTGACGGTACGTCTATGGCATGGACACGCGTACACGACTGGAGCGACAAGCTACGCAGCGTCGAGACGGTAGACGTGCCGGACGAGTTCGCTGACCAATACGTTTGTACGGTAGGTTCGGAAAAATTCAGCTATTCCAACGGGCCCGGGACGGTAACGCCTGTTAAAGAGGCGTACAAGTCCGGCGTTAAATACACGCATGACCGGTTGGTGTATCCGAATATGGGACTTACCAGTATATTCACCGCGCCATCACCTAGTCCGTACTTTGTCTACCCGCACTTCATCTATTACCCGTATATAAACCGGCATTTCCGTATGTTCCGGTCCCGTGTACAGGTGAAAATAAAAGCGCAACTAGAATACGCAGACGTTGAGAACCTTAGATTAGGGGACGCTTATTACTTTTCGCAGCTAAACAGCTACTTCTATATCAAATCTTTAGGTGAGTATGACGTAGCAAACGGGAATTGTAAGCTATCTTTGTACAAAATGGATTTAAAATAACGTAAAAATGGCGGATCAAGTAACATTATTAGACCTAAATTTCGGCACGTCAGAAGCCGAGAAGGGGCTGGATGCGTTAATAGCCAAAAGTATGGCGCTTGCAAAGACTAAGAAGGACTTGCAAGCGGCGTACGCCTCCGAGAAGAAGGAGCTGGACACGCTAAACCAGAACTATGCGGACGGACTGGTACAACAAGACAAGTACGACGCGACTGTAAAGAAGCTGAATAAGTCTCTGATTGAGACGCAGAAAGCAATATTGGATAATACGAACGCTAACCGGGAAAATAACGCGGAGATCAAGTCTACAAAAACGCTTCTCGATAACGAGGCTACGAGCGTCAACGCTTTGCGCGCTCAACTGGCGCAGAACACCTCGGAGCTGAACAAGATGAGCGAGGCGCAACGGACTACCAGCAAAGAAGGTCAAGACCTAACCGAGCAAACCAAGGCGTTATCGGACAAGCTTAAGGAGCTGGAAAAATCGGTAGGGGACAACCGCCGTAATGTCGGAAATTACGCTGAGAGCGTCAAGGACGGCATATTGCAAACACAGGGGCTAACCGGGGGGACCGGTGCGCTGGTAGGGCAAATGAAAAGCGGAATCGCAGGGGTACAGGCGTTCAACGCAGCGTTAAAGGCGAACCCTATTATATTTGTCGTGTCGCTTGTCTTATCGCTTATCGCTATCATCGAGAAGATGATGAAACGTAACAGCGAATTAGCGACTAGCCTTAACGCTGCATTTGCCCCTTTTAAAGTGATTTTTGGGCGTTTGCTGGACTGGATAACCGGATTGTTTGAGGGCGTAGCATTTCTTCTTGAAAACCTTGCTAAAGCCGTTACATGGCTATTGGATAAGTTAGGGCTTATCAGTGAGGAGACGAAGAGAGCAGCGGCGGAAGGCGCACGGTTGGCAGCCCAAACGCAGAAGATTTACCAGGCTGAAACGGCGGCGCTCGTACCTATGGCACAGATGCGGCGTGAGATGGAAGAACTTAAGACCCTTGCAGCTGACCAAAACAAATCAGCGGCGGAACGTACTAAGTTACTGGAACAAGCTAGGGAAAAGTTGCACGGTATCCGCGATATGGAGTTGTCTGTACTGGAAGCTAAATACAAGCAGATCAAAGCCGAGAACCAATTAGGATATACAAGCGACGAGGACGCACGGAAAGAACAGGAAGCCCTGGCAGCGCTCGAAGCAGCGCGCGCCCAATACGCTACGCAGGAGAAAGAAATGGCGGGGCAGGTGTCCGGCTTCATCAAACAGGAGCGAGACAAGCAGGCACAAGCGGCACAAGCCGCGGCGGCGAGGTCAGCGAAGGCGGCGGAAGACGCAGCGAAGCGGGAAGCAGACGCGCAAAAGAAAGCGCAGGACGCTATCAAGGCCGCACAGGACGCGCAACTTAAGAAATATTCGGAAGCGGTTACCGCAATGCAGCTGGACATAGCGCAACGGGAACTGGAAGGTGCTCAAATCTCATTGCAAGAACTGCAAGCGGTGAACGACCAAAAGATAGAGATTGAAACGTACAGACGTGCGCAGGGTCTTATCGGTGAACAGGAGTATATAAACAACGTTCGCCAACTCGAGTTGGAATATGCCGCGGAAGTCAAGGCCCGGAAGGACGAGGAAGATCAGCAGGAGCGAGACCGTCAAGCCCTCAACATGGAGAACGACCGGGCGCTAGCCGCGATGAAACAAGGCAACGACCTGGAAAGTCAGTTAGCCCGGTTGGAGGAGCAGAAGGCTCTAGAAATAGCGAACGCGGAAGCCCTTGGCGCGGATACGGCTGCCATAGAGGAGAAGTACGATATCCTGAAGAAAGAGCGGAAACGGGAATACTATAATGCAGTATTGGCGATGGCAGCGGGCACAGCCGGGCAGTTATCCGAATTGCTAGGCGAGGAAAGCGCGGCTGGCAAAGCATTTGCAACAGCGCAGGCGCTTATCAATACTTATCTAGGAGCTTCTAAAGCAATAGCGCAGCTGGGAGCTTGGGGTATCCCGCAGGCAGCCATGATTATCGCTTTTGGTATGAAACAGGTTATGAGCATTAACAAAACCAAAGAGCCGGACACTAAGATAAACACGAGCGTTCGCAAATACGCAAAGGGCGGGCAGATTTACGGGGCTAGCCATGCGGCGGGTGGTGTAACGTTCACCGGGTCAAACGGTCAACAGTTCGAGGCCGAAGGCGGGGAGAATATGTACATTCTGAACCGTAAGGCATCCGGCGCGATCAACGCGTTATCAGCCCTTAATATGGAGTACGGCGGGCGTTCGTTCGGCTCGTCCGGCGTGTATCGGTACGCCAACGGTGGCAAAATCGACGTAGGCGGCGGATCAACTATGCAGTTACCTAGTAATTTCAGCCTGTCAAACGATAGTTTGCGGAAATTAGCGGCAATTATGTACGATTCAGTGGCTAGCGTTCCCGCTCCACGGGTGGCGGTTACCGACATAGACGAGGGTCAACAACAATATAATAGCGTACAGGTAGCGGCTAGCCTATAAATCGTAGGTAAAGCCGCGGCCTTGTGCCGTAAAATAATATATCTTTGTACCAATAATACAGTAATATATGAAAATATTTGAAAAGTTACGCATTATAGAAGCCGGGGAAACCGCAAACTACTATGAAGAAGGGGGAAAGGCTTATAAATTAGTCATCTCTGCTAGTGCTTTCCCGTCTCTAGTGGCTTTAGGTAATTCCCGGCCTATTCACGCGCGCCGGACGCACAACGGTACGGACTTGCTAGACGGGTATATAGGGCATTTTGCAAACTTCACGCACGACGAAAACGCCGTTTATGCCGACCTAGTTATGTCTGAAGCCTTGGAAAGTGCGTATCCTAGCGAATATAATTTTATGGTTGCTATGATCGAGAAGGAGCCGGAGCTATTGGGCGTATCGGTGAATCAGTCTGACGTTAAACAGTTGGACGAAGAAGCGAAAACCGCAACCGTAACAGAAGTAAGAGAATTATTTAGTGCCGATTTGGTGGGACTTCCCGCGGCTACTAGTTCTTTATTTAATAACAATTTAAACAAATTATCAATGAGTAAATTTTGGACAAAATTAGCCGAGCTGGTTAAGTCTACTAAGCTGGCTAGGGAAACAGTCACAACCAAAGAAGGAAAGGAGCTTGTTATTATCGCGCAAGGCGAACAAGCTGCATTGGGTGACGAAGTACAGGACGCCGAAGGCAAACCCGTAGAAGATGGTGATTATTACATTTCTATTGGCGAAGGCGAGGACATGATTATTTCAGTCGTAGCCGGAAAGATTTCCGACGTTAAAGAAGTGGAAAGCGAAGCTAAACGCGAAGAAGAGGGTCAAGAAGAACTTGCAACCGAGGAAGAAAAGCCGGAGGAGGAAGAGAAGAAAACCCCTACACCGGAAGAACTTGCAGCAATTCGCAAAGAAGTTACCGAGCTGAAGAAGACCGTGTCTGATCTCAAAACGCAGCTAAGCAAACGTACCGGTGCACCGGCAGCAGCAAAAACAGAATTAAAGACCGAAACCCCGAAGGCTACGAAGTTGAGCCGCGAAGAGGTTCAGAAGGCCGCGGCAGAAATGCGTAAAAAATTCAAATACTAATCTACTAAAACATTAAAATTATGGCATTTACATTTAGCGATTTAAACAAATTGAATATCGACAGCCTGGCCGATGTTATTTCATTGACGCTTGGTTTGGAGGGCGAATTGTCCAACGGCGTAACCGTGTTAGCAGGCATTGAGAAGGGCAAACCCGTTTTGACATTCACAGCGACCGACAAAGCGGTAAGACGTTCCGCGGGCTGTGACAGCGAATACAAGTACAGTTCCCTTAACGATAGTGTTAAATACTACGATCACGCACAGATTGAGTTGCCTATCGTGGTTTGTCTGCAAGACTTGTGGGGCAAAATGGTTGCAAAAGGCGTTCACCTTTCAGCTGATTTCGACCAAACACAGTTGGCAGCGTTCATGCAGAACGAAATTCTGAAAGTTCTCGAGGCTGACATGTTACGTCTCGTATGGTTGGACGGTCTGAAAACAACTGATACAGCGGGTGTGTACACCGTGTTTAAAAACGGTGGTATCATCAAGCAGATGCAGGCATCAACCGAAGAGGTTAAAACCCTTGTTCCTTCTGGAGCTGGTGCTAACGTTTTGGAGTGTCTGAAATGGTGTATCGACAACCAGCGTGCCGATCAACTGGACGAATCAGAGTTCTATGTATCTAGCAACATTATGCGTGCTTACAAGGACTTGGTAGAAGCCAAGGACAACCATTTGGCACAAGCTAACATGGAGAATGGCAAACCCGCGTACTTCTTCGAAGGTTACAAGTTGAACGAGTTGAGACACGTGTCTAACAGCGCTAAGGGCGACGCCTTGACAGTTCAGTCTTTCATTGCTTTCTCACCGAAAACTAACATTCAGTTGGCTTTGGAAGATTCAAGTCTGAATATTGATCCGTTCATCCGCGATGCTAAGGACCGTAAGTATTACAGTACAACCGTATTTGCGGCTGACGCTATGCTTGCAGTTCCTCAATATATGAAATTGTGCACCGCAGCAGGTGTTTAATAATTAAAAACAGAGTTTAAATGGCTTGTATAAAGACATTAAATAAAGCAATTACCTACGCATGCCAACCCGGTAGCGTAGGTATCGCTGAAATGTATCTGATTAACTTTGACGACGTAACCGCCGGAACTGTAGACGCTAGTAACATCCTGTCGGGTGTCACCCTTAAGGCGGGTGCGAAGACTATTCCGGTAGAGTGTTACAAGAACGGAGCGAAGTTGACGGAAGCGTTGAAGTTATCAGATGTTTCAGCAGGTTTGGACCAGTCCGTTATGTTTACGATATACGAAAAAAATGCTAATGCTCGAACTATCATATCGGCATTGTTATCGGGACGTTTCATGGCGGCAATCAAATTGAATGATATTAACTCAACGCCAATAATGGCGGGGTATAAATGCGGGCTTGAAATTTCACAAGCTGATACGGATTCTAACGCGGCAGGCGGTTTTACTACGATTACGATTAAGACGCCGGACGGTGCACGAGGTGAAAATGGTATTACCATAACATCCGCATCATGGACCGTTATTGTAAACGCAAAAATAACTTAAAATATGGGATGCTTAAATAAATTAAATAGGGCAGTCTTAGTTGATTGCGATGGAGGGGCAACAGGCGTAGCCGAAATGCTTCTTATCAATTTTGCGGATATTTCGTCAAAGAGCGTAGCGGGACAGGTTGCCACTATAACGCTAGCCGCTAGCGCTAATGCCGTGCTGGTTGAAAGTAATAAGAAGGGCGTGAACGCTACGGAAGAGATCAAGCAGAACGATAATGCGCCAACAGCGTTAACGCAGGCGGTTACGTTTACAGTGTACGAAAAAGGTGATACCGGATCGGCGATTGTGAACTCAATACTTAACGGTACATTTTTAGCGATAGCTAAACCAAAGGAAACGGGTAGTAACCGCGTTTATGGGTATAATTACGGGTTGGTTGCCACGGCGGTATCGCAGGACTTGAACGCAAACGGGGGGTATACCACCATCACGTTATCAACTCCTGAAAACGTTATTGGAGAATCCCGAGTTAATATGACGGGAACAGCTTACAATGTTTTAAGAGCCGCGGCGATCGTGGCATAAAGGAGGATATTATATGGCATGTTTAAAAAAACTAGATCAGGATATAGCGTTTGATTGCGCTAATTTTGTGCTGACTGGCGGAACGGGTGAAATAGACGAAGCGATTGTTATAAATTCTTCAGATATTTCCACCATATCGGAAACAGGAGGGGCGGGGACAATCACGATGTTAACCGGAAAAAAGGGGTACGTAGTTAACTCCGTTAACAACTCCGTAATGTACCAGGAAGCAATTAAAGCAAATGATACAGTACCCGCAGCAGAGGATCAGAGCGTCGTTATTAAGGTTATGTCCTCTATGGATAGTACCGCGTACCGTTTGGCGTTAACGAGCCTTTTAAAAGGTAATTTTAGAGTAGCTCTGAAATCTAAATCGGGTAACTATTATTTGGCGGGCGCGTTTTGCGGTTTGGAAGCGTCGGACTTTGCAACCGATTCGAGTACGGGCGGCATCTCAACGGTAACACTTAAAACACCGGAAGCGTCAACGGGTGACATGTTGGTAACGCTTGCCAAAGCGGCGTACGACGGTCTGAAGATACCGAAAGTTTAATAAAATTAAAACAGTTTAAAAGATGGAAAAAATTACAGATATAGGGCAAATTGTGGCATTGTGCCAAACAATGACTAACCTAAAATTGGATATTGTGTGCGGTGCGGATCGCCTGTTTGCACAACGTTGGTATGAAGAACGTTATTTGACAGGACAGCACACCCGCTACGTGATGAAGCCGGGACTATTCATCAACTCGATCGAGGATGGAAGAGTGTACCGTGCATTTAATACGAGCGACGAGAAGGCCGTGGAGTTCATGGAAGCCGCCGAGGAATACAAGGACTATTTTATAGACCTGCAAGCAGAACCAGAACCGGAAGCAGAACCAGAAGCAGAACCGGAAGCCGTTCAAGTAATGGCAGCTGATGAGCCGGAGCTGACAGAAGAAGAGATTGCAGCGGCAAAACGCAGTGAGGCGGCTAAGAAGGCAGCGGCTACTAGAGCGGCTAAAAAGGCAGAAGCAGAAGCAGAAGCCGCCGAGGGTCTTAAGGAGTTCGAAGAATAATATAAAAATGTAAATCAATGATCGCAGCAAAGAAAATAGAGTTAATAGTACGCAGGGCACTGAATTTAGTGCCCCGTACTTCTGAAGGGGTGGTTAGCTATGATGTAGATAATCTATACCCGCAACGTATCGCAAATCTTATCGACGCCAGCAAAACCGCCACGGCGTGTTGCGACAAGGCGAAAGAAAACATCATTTGCGAAGGGTTCGTTAACGAAGAATTTGCGGCGAGAACCAACGAGCACGGCCAGGACATGAACGACGTTTTAGAGTTCGTAGCGGACGAGATACCGCGTTATAGGGGATATGCATTAATAGTACAATACGGCGGCGATGGTCGCCCTTTGTACTGTTATCCCGTGCCGTTCGGTTACGTTCGCGCCGTTCTTAACGAGGACTACAAACGTGATTCGATCGTGCGGAAATGGCGTGTATTTGATAATTGGGAAAGGGAACAACTAAAGGACACGAACGTTAAAACGGGTGTGGTTTATCCGAATTTCAACCCGAAAAACTTTTGGAAGGAGTGTGAAGAGTACGGAGGTATTGAAAACCATCCCGGACAACTCTATTACGCTAACTTCTCAAACCGTCGCCCCTATCCGATCAGTCCGTTTCATGCAGTACAGCCGGAAATGGGAGCGGAACACGGGAACGCCTTGTATGTCGAAAACGTTTTAGCGCGTGGATTCCACGCCTGTAGCGTCGTATCGCATGGGATGTTTCAGAGCGACCAGGAGCAAAACGATTTCCGGGACGCTATTACCGAAATGATGGGGGTAGAAGGAACTGGCGCGGTTCTTACAGTAAGAGACGAGAATGTAGGTATTACAGAGAAACCGTTTATCCGGGTGGACCAAATCGGTACTCCTATTGATTCCGACCTGTATAAATCGTATTGCGAGCCATTGCGGAAAGACATTGCTATTTCCTGTTTTACTATCCCGATCCCGCTTATTGATTCATCATTGATTAGCTTTTCGAATGCGTCGGGCGAAGTGGTTAAGGAAATGCAGCGCGTTTACCGCCGTTCATTGTCGCGTGTCCGCGATAAGATTTCCCGAGACCTGGCGTATATATTCGACCTAGACCCGGAACTAACTAAAATTGAAAACGATTTGGAAGGCGACGCGGATATTGCGCCCGACCAAGTAATAACAGATTAATATGGCATACCCGATCCAATTACTACGAGATTTGTTCACGATCGCGAAGGACGTTAAAGATAGCGACATTGAAAAGGCATTTTACGAAGCCGATATGCTCGACATGTCGCCACAACTTCACCGATCGTATGAAGAGATACCGCCGGAATACTTAGGCGATACGCCGGCGCGTACTGGTGCTAATAAAGTATTGTGCTACTACGCCTTTGCGCGTTACTTGCAGACAAGCGAGCAGCAAAGCACGGCGAGCGGCATAAAAATACAAAACTATAACGGCAGCTACATTTTAGCCGATGATAACAAGGCAAAGCGGTTTGAAGCGGAACGCGGCAAAGCTGATTTATTTATAGTCCCACTAATCAAGGCATTTAAAGACGCTAAACTGATTGAAGAGGAATGTTCACACAGGGTACAATCTAGGATATGCTTAATAAAATAATGGATGGAGTTTTTGATACGGCGCGCGTCGCGTCTCTAGCTTTCCTACTAACCGTTACGAATGATGTAATGACTTTCTTCGTCCTTATAATCTTATTCGGCACATTGAATTTTATAGTAGGACTTATTGCAGGTTTAAGGGCTGGTGAAAAATACAGCCACAAAAAGGCTTTTCATGCGTTTTTTGAGTATGCGATCGCCGCGATCGTGATTCTATTCACAGCAGCAGCCGCGCGGCTTATAGAGCCGGAAGGGAACTATACGGACTTATTACGATTACTTACAACGCTTTTCGCGTTAGTGTATTCTAAGAATATTATCCGTAACTTTAAGAAGATTCAGCCGGATAACGAGTTTATTGCGGTACTGGATATACTGATTAATACTAAATATTTGGACTTTATAAAACATTTGAAAAATGCGAAACTTCACAATTCAAGAGCTAACCGCGTCAACGACGGCGGCGGCGAAGAAGATCAACAACGATCCGACACCGGAAGCAACGGAGAATCTGAAACTGTTAGTTGATAACGTGCTAGACCCTCTTAGGGACGCGTACGGCAAACCGATCCGGGTTAATAGCGGATACAGATCACCCGCACTAAACGCGGCGGTGAAGGGCTCTAAAACGTCGCAGCACATGAAGGGACAGGCGGCGGACATAACAGGGGGTAGCAAACAGGAGAATAAGAAACTCTTTGATCTGGCGCAAAAACTCAATTTGCCGTTTTGCCAGCTTATCGACGAAAGGGGTTTCTCCTGGGTGCATATCTCATACGATAAGAACAATGTGAAACGTCAAATACTTCATCTATGAAAATAACATTAGATAGGATATTGGTGTGTTTAGCGGTCCTTCTTGCCATTTTATTGTACGCATCGTATAAGACAGTACAAAAGCAGAGAAAAGAGCTAGAACGGCAGGAAAACAACCTCACCGCGCTTAACACCGAGGCCGTAGCGTTCAAGACCACGGCGGGCGATTATGCGGAACAAGCCAGGCAATTGAAATTAGAGCGCGACGAGCTGGAACTATATAACGCCGATCTATATAATAAGGTACGCGAGGCGGGAATAAAGATCAGGGAGCTAAAGAACGCGACGCGCGCCGAGACAGTTACCAAGGTGGACACTGTGGTTAAGACTGAATACCGGGACGGAAACAAAGAAAACCGATTTGCGCACTATTTCGACGGGTGGAATGATATACAAGTTGAATCCAAACCGGACACAACAATTATAAAATCTAGCAGTATCGACACGATAGATGTGATCGGATCAGTCAAACAAAAGCGGTTTTTATTCTTTCGGGTCGGAAAACCGAAACAAACCGTAACCGTATCGAATAAAAACCCAAAATCCAAAATACACGTAGAATTCTCGGCAGAATTCGACAAATAACGCTTTTCATCTTTTGCACTAGAAAACCTAAAACGCTGATTCATAACGAGTTGGCGTTTTTGCATGTAGATGATTAAAATTTGCATCTTCCACGCTTAACTCGCTAATAACTAGTACTTTATCTATCAATATATATCTAATGTAAAAGATGTAAAGATTATATATAGAGCTAACAGATAAATATTAGATTATATATAAAATATGTAAATATATGAATTAATATGTGAATGAATTTATGGAAATATTATATTATAAACTATATAGAAAACTATCTCATATCTTATTCACGCCACCCGTTTTTGCCACTTAACTAGCTGATACGCACGCAGTTAAGGGTGGAAAGATGCGTTTAAAAAGGGCTATTCGCCATTTACACTGTTATCAAACCTTCAAAACAGTTAATCAGAGTTAAATTACTAAAGTTTTTTGGGAGATAGTTTTGTAGTTCAAAATAAAGCTGTACCTTTGTAATATCGAAAGAGAAATGAGAGCGCCGCCAATCGTAACCAAAGGGCGTTAGAAGGGAAACATGGACGGTATCCCAATTTATTTGAAAAGACGGTGCGGTATCCGCTTAATTGAAGCTATAAAGCCAGAATCTCAATCGATAAAACAACTGAAAAGCCTACTAAATTTGTTGAACTATTCCGAGATCGGAGAATCGTTTTAAACATTACTAGATATGGCAGTAGACATTTATAAGTTAGAAGCGTTCTTTTATAAGATTATACGGGAGAGGATTACAGCGTGCAAAACGATAGGCGAGGCTACAATGCTATACGGCTATCCGGGTAACTCGAAAATGGTGTTCGATGATTTGCAACGAGAAGAAGAAGAAGCCGGAAAAAAGTTTAAGTATAAAATCCGGGGCTTTATAATTCCACACGCCAAACGTTACGAAACTATTTTCGAGCAGGCCCGGCGCGCCGCTTATTCCGATCACGTACAAACTTATCGAACGTCTGACAAATTGAGTTTTAAATTTAATGAAAAAATGAAATGGAAAAAGTAGAACTTATCACAGTGGCGGAAGCCGCCCGGTTAGCGGAGTGCACCGAAAATGCCATACGCTACCAGCTCAACGCCGGAAAACTCACCCGGTACGAGAATGGGACGGGCAAAATCAGAGTGAACAAAAACGAACTATTAGAAACAATTTTTAATTTTAAGAAAAAATGAAAGTAGTAATTGAATTAACTGGAAATGAGAGTGTGAAGGAATTGTTAGCAGCATCTAACTATCTGCGAGAATTGGCCGGCGGAACTGCTCCGGAGGTGGTAGAGAAAAAAACAGACCTCGATATGTTGGCGGACGCAGTTGTAGAAGCAACAAAGGCAAAGACGGAGGATGAGCCTAAAACAGTGGCCGAGATGGTGGAATCGGAACGTGCCAAGACCCGTGCTAGACGTGCCGCTAAACCTGCACCTGCACCAGTGGAAGAGCCTGCACCAGTGGAAGAGCCTGCACCAGTAGAAGAGCCCGCAAAGGTTGAAGAACCTGCAAAGGTTGAAGAACCTGCACCGGCACCAGTGGAAGAGCCTAAAGCACCAAAATGTGACACAGTGTCTTATACTATTGACGATTGTAAATCTTGGGCTATGAAGGCACTAAACGCGAAGAAACGCCCAATGGTACAAGAAGCTTTTGAAAGCGTAGGCGCGTCCAGTTTCCCGACGTTGAAAGAAGAGATGTTTAACGATTTTGTTGCATACATTTCAAGCCGTTTATAATGGGACACGCAGAGAGAGACCACGCGATTTTATCGCCAAGTAGCGCGAAACGATGGATAAATTGTACTCCATCGGCGCTACTAGCAGAAGCCGCCGGAAGCAAGTCAAGCGTTTACGCCGAGGAGGGCACACTAGCCCACGAAATAGCCGAATATGCTTTGACTAAATACACGGAAGGTGAATATGATCCGATCGTCGACGAAGAGTTACCCGTCAACGATGAACACCTTAAAAACCCGCTGTTTAGTATCGACATGGCGAATTATATCCGCGACTATTGCGATTATGTTATCGGTGAATATTACGAGATGGCTAAGGCGGACGGTTCAAGCGAAATGTTCCTAGAGAGAAAGGTAGACATTACTGATTATGCACCGGACTCGTTCGGATCTGTAGACGTTACACTAGTATCTGACAAGACGATACACATTATAGATTTGAAGTACGGAGCAGGTGTTAAAGTGTCAGCCGATCATAACGAGCAAATGATGTTGTATGCTTTGGGAGCTTTGAAGGCAGCCGAGTCGCAGAACATAACCGATATACGAATGACAATAGCACAAGTCAGATTAGACCATTACGACACGTTCGAGATGTCAAAGGGTGAGTTACTCGATTGGGCGGAGAAAGTCCTGAAACCAGCCGCAAAAGCGGCAATACAGGGCAAAGGGAAACAGGTTATCGGAAGTTGGTGCGGATTTTGTCCGGTTAAGGCCCAATGCAGGGCGCAACGTGACGCAATACTTGCAGACTTCGAGGAAAAGCCCGAACCGCTGTTATTGTCTGACGAGGAAATAGTAGACCTAATCGGTAAGATCGACAAATATAAGAGCTGGATCGAATCAGTAAATAAGTACGTTTACGATAGAGCGATACAGGGCTATAAATGGGAGGGTTACAAGCTAGTAGCCGGACGGACGAGCCGAGTTATCAAGGATGAAGCGAAAATACGGCAGGCGCTCTTAAACGAGTTCCTGGAGGACGAGGTTTTAAACATCAAGCTAAAAGGTATCGGAGATCTCGAGAAGCTGTTAGGCAAGAAGGTATTTAGCGCTAGGTTTGGAGACGCGATCGAATCGCGACCCGGCGCGCCAAAACTAGTACCGGAAAGCGCTAAGGGCGTAGAATATAACCCGCTATGCGACTTCGACATCGAAGGCTAACAGAAGTTAAAAAACAATTAAAGAATGTATAAACGGTTTGAAGTCTAAAATAAAGCAATATCTTTGAACCGTGAAACAAATTAAACTTAAAAATTATGAGTAGAAAATTGATTTTAAAAAATGTACGTTTCTCTTATGTAAGAGTTTTCGAAGCTGAACAATTCAACGGAGTGGGGGATTTTCATTACAGCGTTGTGCTTTTGATCCCGAAAACTGACACCGCCCTAGTTAAGCAAATCAACGATGCGGTAAAGGCGGAAGCACAGGACTATTTTTCAAGGGACCCGAAATTCAAGGGACGTGTGCCGGAAAATTACAAAAGCCCGCTTAAGGATGGCGACGCGCCGGAGAAAGAAGGGCAAGCCGGGTTTGAAGGTATGTACTACATTACAGCGAAGCGCAAAGAGGAGCATGGGCAACCGATCGTAATCGACAAAGGTAAACGCCCGATCACAGTGAAGGAAGATATGTATTCCGGTTCTTGGGGGGTAGCTTCCATCTCGATATACGGTTACAACATGAGTGCCGACAACCGCGGTATAACCGCCGGATTGAACGGAATACAGAAAGTAACTGATGACGATAGACTAGACGGCGGATCAAGCGTCAACGACTTCGAAGATTTAAGCGATGAAAACGACGACCCGTTCGGAATGAACGTTCCATATTAAACAATTATTTCAAGTATAAACAATTAAATTAATTATTAATCAATCAAGTTTTTAAATTAACAAGTGTGAAATGATTCTTAAAAGCCGTGCCGAGTAGAAGCGGCGCGGCTTTAACTTTAAAAACCCCTAAAAAGACATGAAACCAATTTATATAGATTTTGAAACATTTTCCAGCGAGGACATTAAGAGCGGCGGCGCGTACCGGTATACGCAATCGCCCGACTTCGAAATACTTCTTATCGGATACGCGGTCGGCGCAGGACCAGTTCACATCGTTGATATGACACAGCCAGTACAATGCGGATACGAAGAGTTTTTAGACTTGATCCGTGATGAGCAATACACGATCGTAGCGCACAACGCGCAATTTGAACGGTTGTGCTTAATGGCATACGGTATCAACATCCCCGCGGAACGTTTTCTATGCACCGCAACGCTGGCATTATACGCTGGGTTCCCGGAGAGCCTGGGAAACCTTTCTAAGGCACTGGACTTGAAAGAAGGCAAGAAGGGTACAGGGCTAGCCCTTATAAAATTCTTCTGCCAACCGCAAAAACCCACTAGAGCAAAACCGGAAGAATACCGCAATTTGCCAAAATATTATTCAGAAAAGTGGGGGGAGTTTATGGACTACCTACGATATGACATTCTTTCAGAACGTGAAGCCCTGGAACGCCTTGATTACTGTAATTTCCCGCAGTCGGAAATAGACCTGTACAGGCTGGACCAGGACATAAACGATAACGGCATAGCCGTGGATATGGAACTAGCCGAACACGCGGACGCTCTGAACGAGGAATTTTGCAACGAATTGAAAAACCGTATTAAGACGAAGTACGGCATATCCTCTCTAAAGTCCACAACGCAACTTAAGGACTTTGTAATGATCAATACCGGGAAGTCTTTCGATTCATTCCGGAAAGAAGACATAGAGGATATTATGCAGGAATGCGATAATGAACGTGTGGATGAGGTATTGAACGCTCGTAAGATCATAAACAAGACAAGCAACGCCAAATATACCGCGATGCGCAATTGTGTGTGCTTCGACGGACGGGTACACGGTTTGTACCGTTTCTATGGCGCGGGCCGTACCGGGAGATGGGCGGGTAGACTAGTCCAAATGCAGAACCTACCACGTAACTATATACACGACCTAGACGGCGCACGCGATAATGTTAAGCACATGGGTTTGCAGGACTTCGAAACGTTTTGGGGAAATGTGCCAGACACGCTGTCACAGCTGATCCGCACAACGTTTGTAGCCCCCGAGGGCACTACATTCCATATCGCTGACTATTCAGCCATTGAAGCCCGCGTACTGGCTTGTCTGTGTCGTGAAGATTGGCGTATTGAAGCGTTCCGCAACGGGAAAGATATATACGTAGTGTCTGCAAGTATGACGTTCAGTTTGCCCGAAAATCAATGCGGAAAAGGCACGCATTACCGCCAACAGGGAAAAGTAACCGAGCTAGCTCTAGGCTATGGCGGTTGGGTGGGCGCTATGTCTACGATGGACTATGAGAAGGCCATAGACCCGGCATTATACAAGGACATCATATTGAGATGGCGCGCCGCTTCTCCTAGGGTGGTTGAGTTTTGGGAAGCCCTAGACAGCCGTGCTAAACTCTGTATTCGTAACAAGAAAGACGTGGAGGTAATCCGGTACGGCGTACACGTTTGTACATTTCAATGGTTTAAAGAAAACAATTCTCTAGCAATTTTATTACCTTCGGGCCGTCGTTTGTTTTACCCATTTTGCCGGATCGCCACGAAAAGCGTGCACGGACGAGACAGGGAGGTTATAACATACAAGGGTCAGGACTTAACCGGAAAATGGGCGGACCTAGACACGTACGGCGGAAAGCTAACCGAAAATATCACGCAGGCAGTCAGCCGTGACCTACTGGCATACGGTATGCAAGAAATTGTAAAACGTTACCCGGCTGTTAAGATCGTGGGACATATTCACGACGAAACGGTAAACGAAGTGCCTTTAGATGATTTTGGCGAGCCGACTGTATCGCTTGAAGGGATTTGCGAAGCTATGGCAGTTACACCAAAATGGGCGGACGCTTTCGGCATTCCGTTGAAGGCAGAAGGATTCACTAGTAAATATTACAAGAAAGATTAATTAACATGGAAAAATACACTTTATCACTTGCAGGTTCTTCGGCTTCATTGAAATGGAAAGCCGTACGTATGACTTGGGAAGCATTTTTGGAAAGACTAGGAACTCCCGTTATTACCAATGAAACGGTACGCGAGTATGACAGGCTGGACAAGCCCGCTAAATCTTCATTGAAGGACGTTGGCGGATTCATGGCTGGCGAGCTTTCAGGCGCGCAACGCCTTAAGAAGGCGGTTATGTCCCGTTCAATGATTACACTAGATGTAGACTTTGGGGACGATCTTTTCCCGTTCGATTTTGAGGATCGCTTTCCGGGCGTGGCCGCTGCCATCTACACTACTAGATCAGACCGCCCTGGATCACGCCGTTACCGTCTTATCATGCCGTTTAAGGAAGAGGTTACGGACGTTACGATGTACGAAGCCGCGGCGCGTAAAGTAGCCGAGTTGTTAGGCATTGATTTATTTGATAAAACAACCTTCCAGCCGGAACGTATGATGTACTGGCAATCTCTTTCCAAAGATCAAACCGGACTATTCGAAGTATTCGAAGGCGAGCCAATAAGCGCAGACTACCTTATTAGCCTTTACGGAGACAATGAAGAATGGCGCGACGTGCGCAAATGGGCGTTCCACTCTGATACGGAACGTGATACCCGTGCCGTTATTAATAAAGAGATGGCGAAAGACCCCCGCGATAAAGAGGGCCTGGTAGGCGCGTTTTGCCGCTCGTACACGATACAGGCAGCAATAGATAAATACCTTTCAGACGTTTACACGGAGACGGAAAACGGCCGTTATACTTATGCACTCGGATCGGGTGCGGCTGGTTTAGTTGTGTATGACGACGTACTATGCTTTTCACACCACTCAACCGACCCGATTGGAGACGGACACGCTTATAACGCTTATGATTTGGTGCGTGTGCACAAGTTTGGGCATCTGGGTAAGGAAGACAGCACCCGCGAGATGAACAAGCTAATTTGCGCCGATAAAGAATGCGTTAAGGATATGGTAGCCGTGGACGATGATCTAGCCGACTTCGAAGAATACACGGACGAGGTTAAGAGCGTCGCGCAGACCGCCGCCGAACTTGTTTGGGACTTAGATCGCAAAGGTGATAAATTGTGTACCGTTCGCAACTTCGTTAATGCTTTCAAGTGCGATCCACTATTAAATGATCTGCTAGCTTATGACTTGTTCCTAGACACGACCGTGTACACCCGTACGCCGTTCTTCTCGAAAGACATCAAGAAGGGTGATACGCTGGACGATACCGCCGTAGCAATTATCCGTGGACGCATAGAGGATTTGCACGGTATTTATAATGACAGCAAATTAAACGACGCGCTGGAAAAGGTTTGCAGCGAAAATGCTTTTCATCCTATCAAGAAGTACCTGGAGGCGCAAAGATGGGACGGCGTGAAACGTATTGATAATTTCTTAGTTGAATACATGGGCGCAGAGCCTAGCATATATGTTTCCGAGGCGTTCCGCAAAATGCTGGTTGCCGCCGTTACTAGAGTTTACGAGCCGGGTCGCAAATTTGACACTGCGCTTGTTATGTATTCAGGACAGGGCGCGGGAAAGTCCACGCTTATACAGTCCCTTTCAAAAGGTTGGTTCAATGATTCATTAACGGACGTGTCCGGGCAAAAAGCATACGAAGCGATACAACACGCCTGGATCGTGGAGCTAGCCGAGTTGTCAGCCCTTCGCCGTTCGGACGTGGAGGCTACTAAGAACTTCATAAGCAAGCGTGAAGATACGTATCGTAGCGCATACGCCCGCCGGGTAAAAACGCACCGCCGACAATGCGTATTTTTCGGGTCTACCAATGACGATGAGTTTTTGAAGGACAAGACCGGCAACCGCCGTTTCTTCCCAATCGAGGTACGCGCCAACAAGAACACGCACAAGCTGTTTGAAAAATCTTTCGAAAAAGTAGTAGACCAACTTTGGGCGGAAGCAATGGAGCTGTACATGATGGGTGAAAGCCTTGTTTTGTCTGACGAAGCCGAAGCGATCGCAAACGAGGGACGTGAAGAATTTACAGAAGAAAGCCCGCTAGTAGGTATTATAGAGAACTACTTAGATAGGCTTTTCCCGGCTGACTACGAAGAGCGCACCGAGCAGCAGCGCGCCGACTTCCTATCGGGCAGTTTGGGCGAGATCGGTGACACGGTTAAAAACAAGTTCTGTTTAATGGAGCTTTGGGTAGATGCTTTGGGGCGCAGGAAAGAAGATTATACAAGCGCGAAAGGGCGCGAACTGGCAGCCGCCATGAGACAGCTAGGCGGATGGTACAAAGGAAAGTTAAATAGAACTAAATTGTACGGCGCACAAGTAGTTTATATCCGTAAAGGCAGCGAGGAAAGCAAAAAATTACTATCTTTGTGATACCGAATTAAAACAATACTTTCTTTTCTAATTTTTAAGGTTAATACTTTTAGGGTGGTTTTTCAGTTAAAAAGTCTTTCGTAGTGATACGCGAGACTTTATTTTTGTTAATATACTAAAGTTTTTTGCGAAAAGTTTTGGTACTTCATAATTAAGTCGTATCTTTGAAGTGTCAAAAGGAAATAAACCAATTAAAAATTAAAAGATATGAAAAATAGAAAGAAAGCATTAGAAATATCATTATCAAAAGTCGCAGGTGTGAATATAGAAATAACTTTTGCACGAACCGATTTGGTTACATTAGTGTGGGACGGTGAAGATATAGAAGTGTTCAACCGCTTGCAAAAGTTTTTCGACGGTAAACTTTTTGATTATGAGTATGATGAAGAATGTGAAATGTCAATTTGTTGCTTATGTATATGAAACAAAATATAGGAGAACTAAGCGAGGCGGATTTAAAAGCCCGCCGCCGCTTTTGGAACAAGCGAGGGTTTTTCGGAGAACCCGCTAGGAAACAACTCGAACGGGATTCAATGAAAATGCAGAAACTAGTTAAGGCGTTGAGAACCTTTTCCTCCCTCGGAGAAGTTAAGGAAATTCGCGATAAACGATGGCCGGATGAATGCTTCAATGCTGCCGCGTATACCGTATGGCGCGCTAGCGAATCAGATTTTAATCACGCAATATCAACCTTTAAAATTTTTAGATAATGAAACAGTTTGTAGTTTACACGTTTTGGGCGATCTTATTTGTATTATTCATCTTATTGTGCTGCGAGCCAACCACTAGCGTATGATACAGATATTGAGAGCGGTGATTATAACGACGGACGGCGTTATAGTACAGGACTACAGGGAAGACCAGAATAGACTAGTTGTGTATGTTGTAACAGACCTAGAAGCAGAAAGGCGGTATATTGCCGAGTGCCAGACCCTAGCGGGATTTACGGTTAAGCGGGTTAATCTAACTTACGTAACGGAGGAATGATGTATATTATTTTAGCGGCGGTACTTATCGTGATCGCCGCGTATTATCCAATTAAACTTATAAAATTTTATTGTATGGAATGTAAAAAACAAGGCTTGGAAGCCGAAATTACGAAAGGACTAAAGGAGCTACAAGCCCCGATCGAGGTTAATGACTATGTAGTTTTCAATTTCGAAGGGACGGAAACCTTGGGGATGGTAGCAGTCCTAAACGCTTATAAATCTGAATTTACGGTACGGATACTATCGGGAGTAGCGCGGGGTATGTTCTATTTATGTGACGGGACAGAACTCACAGCGGTTAGCCCGGAATCAGTGGTTAATGAACTAGCCAGGCAAAAGGAGGAATGGAAGAACAAGAAACTCGAGGAAGCCATAGCGAAACAGCACGAAGAATTTCGTAACAGATACGGCAACATTGTGCGCGGATCGTATTTGAAGAACAGTATGGCACTTTATATGGTCGAATCGGTGGACCTTGATCGCGGAACAGTTATAGCGGTTAGACTGGTGGGTTTCGGTACCCAGTTCCCCGCCGGAAAGAAATGTACATTAGTCCTAGAGAATGGTTTTAGATTAGTATCAGCCACGGAAGTGACTGAAATTTTATTAAAAGAATATAGCAATGAGTAACAAGAAAAAACTAAAGTCGCGCGACGGCGCAACCCGGATAACGCCGAGTAAGTCTTTTTATGGCCTGCCTACGGGAGTGTACAAACTGCAAGTGTATGATAAGGCAAAGGACGTTTGGGACGATTTAGAAGGGTGCGACCGTCTGACATGGGCGGAAGCAACAACAGTCCGGAAGAATTTCGTAGCACTGCGGAAAGCGTGCAAAGTGGCTAACGGGGCTATGCTCCATATTAACGTACCAACGGATGAAGGCGACGGAAACTAGCGAAAAGGTATTCGAGCGTACTATGTCCAAGTACGTCGAGAGTAAAGGAGGGATGGCAGTTAAGCTGCTATCCCAATTTATTAATGGTTTGCCGGATCGAATGTACTTATTACCAGGTGGGACTGTTATCTTTGTTGAGTTCAAGTCTACAGGCTGCAAACCAAGGCCGATACAGCGTGTTATTTTGGACCGGATCGCCGCGCTAGACTTCAACGTACGTGTAGTGTCGAACCCTGACGAGTACAACGATTTGAAGGAATTAATAGACTTCTATGTTAACGGACGTTAACTAAGAACGTTTAATGCAAATCAAAGTTAAGAGTTTACCCTATATTTTGGTAGTCCGATAAGTAGTCGTATCTTTGAAATGTCAAAAGGAAATAACCACTTAAAAATTAAAGATATGAAAGTACAAGCCTATTTAAAGAACCACAGCAAAAACGAGTTTTACATTAAACCGTTGAAAAAAGGATATTACGCCGTTATGGATGGTTATGATAAAAGTATGGCGTCTTTGGAAATTTCAGAAGAAGCTGCTATAAATAAAATGAATGAATTAAACCAGTTAAGAAACGGAAGAATTTAATAACCCGGCGGGGTAACACCCGCCACAACACCCAAAAGATATGAAAAAGTTAATCAGTATTTTAGCAGTAGTTTTGTTATCAGTTAGCGCAATGGCGCAAGTATCATCCGCAAGCGGGAGTCTAAAAACGCTTAAGTCTTTCCGCCTGGGAACCTGTAAGATCATAGAAGCAACGAAGGGAGACGCGGTAACCTATCAGATCACCGGACAAGCAGCCGGAACAAACTCAATAGAATTGAATATATTTTTAGGAGACGCGGACGTGGCGGTTAAGACGCTCTTAAGTCTAGCGGAGTACAAGCCATCAAGCCTTAGAGAAGTTGTAAACCTAAACAACCCGGGAGATGACACCGCGCAATATTCCAAATTTACTGGGGTTTGGATGATTCACAGCCCGGGAGGGCAATTCACCCTTAACGTCTCTAGGGGTGAACTTAAGAAGATGGCAGAAGCAATTAATAAATCACTAAACAAATAAGATCATGGAAATATATAGAAGCATTAGCGGCGAGATCCTGGAAGTATCTAAACTACCTAACGGACGCATAAAGTTATCACAGGTACGGAACGCAGGCCGCAGGGAGTCAAAGAGCGTGGGCACTGTCAAGGAACTAAACGCGTTCTTGTATAACAACGGTTATCACCTGGCAATGACAGACCGAGCCACACTGTTTGCGCGTCGATACGAAGAAGCCGAGGACTTTTTAACGCTTATCGATCTGATCCTAGACAATGAACTAGCTTTTCAGAAAGATGGATCAATTTACACATGTTGGTTCTTGGGATTCAAGTCTAACGGAGTGGTAGAAGTTAAGGCTAATACAGATTTCTCGTACACGGACGAGCTGGGATATAAGGCCGTAACGTTGAACATTTCGGATTTAATCATAATTCAGGGAGGGATCGAATAATGGTAGACTTCAACGAGAAACTAAAGATAGACCGCATCAACCTGTTTTGTGATGTGGTTACGAAAATGGCAAATGGAACGCCCGCCGAGGGCTACGCGATCGGGGACGCTATCAAGCAATTACCCGAGAACCTGCAACAGTTCCTAATATCAGAAGTACCGGACAGCATACTACGCAGGGAGTACAGCCGCCGGGAACTACACAAGGGTGACAACGTAGCGTTCGAAGGGGCTGACACAATAGCCGAGGTTTACAAGGAAGAAGTGTTTAACGCTAACCGCGGTGAAGCCCTGAAGGACCTGTTAGGCATCAAATCAAAATTTCCTGATGTGCTGGACGTTATAGCGGAAGTACTTAAATGTTTCCCGGAGCGGTACACGCTGGATGATATTTTCGATATGTTATATAAAAAAGATTTAGGGTTATGAAAGAGATAAGATTAGACGGACGTACATACGCCGCGGTGGAAGTAGACGAGAACGTAGCGTGCAAAGGCTGCATATTTTATACGGTCGGGTGGGACATGAATACCCCGAGGTGCATCGCGGCTGATATTCCGGAGTTTCAATGTGTTTCAGTAGTGGGAGACGAGGAGAAGAACGTGATATTTAAATTAATGGCTAACAATGTTACAGAGGAGTAATTTACACGGCTATCAGCGTACCGCCGTCCAGCATATCAAGGACCACCCCGACGCGGCTCTATTCCTCGATATGGGACTAGGAAAGACGGTGAGCACGCTGACGGCCGTAGCCGATCTAATAAACGAGTTCGAGGTGACTAAGGTGCTTATAGTAGCCCCCAAGCGCGTAGCGGAAATGACTTGGGGCGATGAGATTGAGAACTGGGCGCATATCCGGCACCTTCGTTTGTCAGTCATTAAAGGCACGGCGAAGCAACGCGAGATCGCAGCAAGGGCTGACGCTGACGTTTACACAGTGAGCCGGGACAATCTCGTATGGCTCCTGCAAATGTGGGGCGGTTCTAAAGTTCCCTACGATATGCTGGTACTGGACGAATTGAGCAGTTTCAAGAACCATCAGTCTAAACGATTCAAGGCGGCAAAGATCATACGCCGGAGTGTTAGCCGGGTGGTGGGTCTGACAGGAACGCCCGCGCCAAACGGACTTATTGACCTATGGGCGCAAATGTATTTAGTCGATGGCGGGCAACGGTTAGGAAAGACGATCACCGATTACCGGGCCAACTACTTCAGACCAGGCGCGCAAAACGGCGGGATAGTTTACGAGTACAAACCGCTTGCAACGACCGAGGCGGTATTGGGCGAGAAGATAGCCGACATCACATTATCGATGAAAGCCCTGGACTTCCTGGATATGCCGGAACTTACATACCTAAACAACTACGTAGAGTTGTCGCCAAAGGTGAAGAAGCAGTACGATAAGTTTGAAGAGGACCAGGTACTCCAACTTATGCAGGAGGAAGAGATCACAGCGTTAAGCGCCGCGGCCCTATCAAACAAACTCCTTCAGTTCGCAGGCGGTGCGATCTATGACGCAGACCGGCGGGTGCACGAGGTACACAACGAAAAACTGGAAACGCTGGTAGAAATGGTGGAAGCCGCGAACGGATCTCCCGTGTTAGTAGCGTACAACTTCCAACACGAGAAGGCGCGTATACTGGAAGCCCTCAAGGGTTTTGGAGCGGAAGCGCTGGAAGGCGTGGATAGCGTACGCAGGTGGAACGAGGGGAAAATACCCGTCCTAGTGACACACCCGGCTAGCGCGGGGCATGGCCTCAACATGCAGAAGGGAGGCAACCGTATAATATGGTACGGTACTACCTGGAGCCTGGAACTATACCAGCAGTTCAACGCCCGCTTATGGAGGCAGGGACAGAAGAACAGCGTGTTTGTCCATCACATCATAACGCGGGGTACAATTGACGAAAGGGTTATTGGAGCATTGACCGGGAAAGCGGACACGCAAAACGGGCTTATGGACATGGTTAAGGAACTAATTAAAAAATATAGAGTATGATATACATGGGTAGTAAGTCGCGGATAGCCAAACATATTTTACCTATTATATTAGAAGGTAGAAAAGATGGCCAATATTATGTAGAGCCGTTTTGCGGCGGGTGTAATATGATAGATAAAGTACCGGGTAATAGAATAGCTAATGATAGCAACCCATATTTAATTGCAATGTGGGAGGCGTTATCCTGGGGTTGGGACCCGCCAAAGATCATAAATAGGGAGCACTATTGCGAAGTGCGGACATGCTATAACCAAAATTCGGATGAGT